CGCACCGTCGAGGCGTTCGAGTTTGATCCATTCCTTTTCCTGTATCGTTTCAGAATCCTCACGATGACGCGCCTTAATGTACACGGGTATGTCCGTATTCGGTGGAACATATGCCGTGAGCAGAACCTTAATATCCTCGGCGTCAAGATCATCAGCGAGTGTGACGATCTGAGAGATGTACTTATTGATTAAGTTACCGCCAGACTTGATCTCGATCTCACCGTTACCGTCAAACACAGGAGTTCCATTCGGGAATCCTAGCGAGTCCTCTCCTCTCGTGTCGTCATTGATCGTGTTGTGAACGTACACCGCGTTTGCTCTTGAGAGATCAATGACTGGTGATACGAAGTCGGTCTGTGAACGCATATTGACCGAGACTCGGTTTGATCCCTGGCCATTCAAGAAGCGAACCTCATTGGAACGAGAATGGAGAATCTTTTCTCTTGTGTACAACTTATTCTCGTGTGGCTCAAGCGACTGAGAAGGAGCATAAGTAAACTGTGAGCTCTTATCGATCGTCTCACCGTTAAAGTCGATATTCGTACGGTTAAACTTAATATGATTCGGCTTAAAGGACTGAGTCTCATACTCAAAGACGTCGATCTCGTTCACCACTGCAGTGATGTCGGAGGTACGACCGCGGACAACGACACCCTCGCGGAATAGTCCGTTGGTCTCGTTCAGTTGCATTCTTAGAGTTTCTGGATTATACTTTGCCAGCCTTGCTCGACCGACCTCTCTGTCGGTAATGGTGCCGGCCGAAGTTGTATTATTGATCCCGTACTCCTCTCCTACCTCAAAGTTGAATCCATCAGTAATGACCCTTGAGTCAGGAGTGATGGCAACTACCTCGCCGGATGCGTTCGATGAGAGGCCGTTAATGGTATCGCCGACACTCACCGAACCAAGATCAGACAGTGTGAGTATATCGGAAGAAACTATCTGCTCACCGATGGTCGTAAACGTATCGGACGGATTCTCGACGTTAAGGAACTCGTATCCCTTATTCTCAAGAACCGCAGTTCTAAATGCAGTGCCGGTCTCAAACTTAGCACGATTGAATCGAATCTTCAGATCAAGGTCGGGAACGATGTCCCAGTTAAGACCGTTATTCGTGGTGAATACCGTACCGGTCAGTCTCCGTGATGTGATTGGCTCACCAGTAAGAATATCCTCCTCGCCGATTCTTCCGGCCCAGAAACGAGTGTTCGGATTGATACCGATCGTATGCACGACGAATGCGTACTGCGTATTCGCATAGAGGAAGACCGGTGAATCAAAGTTTACGTTTGTCGGAGTCGTTCCGTCCTCGGTAGTGACGAGCCTTTCATCGTCACGAAGCATCCACACCTCTGAGAAGGGAACCTGATTCTGAGTAATGCCACCACCAGAATCCATTTCAAGAATCTCGAACCAGACACCGAGCTCTGGATCGAGCGACTGAATGAACACGTCTACCGATGAAAGGAATACACCCTCCTCTCCATCGGGTACATCAACGAGGAACGAATAGGCAAGACAAGTAGCTCGCTTAGATATCGTTCTTTCCTTGACTCGGGTTCGAGTCTGACGAAGCTGATTCTGCTCAAGAACTGGTATCTGAGTCGACAGAATTGTGTTCTGTTTCTGTACTTCTAGACCCTGGGCAACAAAATACTCTTCGGCCTTTGTGACTGCATCATCGGCGTTAGTCGGCGAATCAGTAATAATAATCTTTTTAGTTCCGATTCGAAATCTCTTACCCTCTGCAGGCAGCCTTAACTCGCCATAAAACACACCGAACTTGTCAGTTCGAAGGGCTGTGCCTTCACCTTGAAGCGGTGTGTCGTCATCAAAGTCAGAAAAGATCGGAGACAGTTCAAGAGTGTTGTCGGGCTCAAATGGCGAAACAAAGTCCGTCATATCCTCGCCGTCAAAGAACACGAAGACCTGAGTATTCGGAAGAAGGCTCGATGCAAAGACCTTTATAGTTTGTGGTCGAATGTATGGTACCACCGAAACGTCAGTGACGAAATTCCCGAGCTCTTCTTCCTGTTGTTCGAAGCTGAGTGTTGACTCGGTGCCGAATCTTTCCTGCTCAGAAACAGTTCTTTGGAGAGTCCGATCCCACCAAAGGGTCCGATTGCCGACTTGTCTATCACGCGTTCTTTTACGGAACGTGGTTGTTTTACCCTGAGAAAACGTTCTCCAAGAATCCCATACGGTATTCGTAAGGTTGATACCAGAGTCTTCAAGAGCGTCGGAAATGTCCTCACCGAAATCGACTGTCTTGTCAACGGTGGTCTCATCGACCCATGTATCGTGCCGAGGTTCGATATCCAGTTCGCCGAAGTAACGGAAGACTGACTGCTCGATGTTCCGCGTTGTTGAAACGCGAGGCTGATCGATAAGAGTCTCTTCCGTATATGGCAGAGTGACTAGATCGCCGGTTACCTGAACGCCAGATGAGCTGCCCTCATCGAACTTATATCGAAAGGAGTCCATCTCAAAGTGAGGGCGGATCTCTCGATTCTCTTTGTCAATAGATATCTTATAATCAAGATTGTTTGTATCAGCCAGAGCATGGCTGCCGAAGTTATCGACAAAGAAACCGTTCTTAAATCGATCAAGCCCGTCCTCGTCGACTACCTTAAGGTCGTTCGTCGCTCTCTCAAGGAAATTGAGTGATGTAATGATCTCAAGATTCTCAATTCTTTCCTTAAGGCTTCCGATGTCTCGCATCGTATGACGAACATACGCAACCTTATCGGTCTGGCATCCCGCTTGTCGAATACCAAGAGTCCGCGCAAACGCACCCGACAGCGAGGGGAATGGTGTAATGAATACGTTGGCGATCGGCATGACCGACTCTGACGGGGTCGGTGTCACCGGTGACACTGCTGGAACACCCCTGACAACGTCAAAGTTTCCGTCCTGGTCAACAGTTACGACATCACGTCTTGCAAGAAAGAAGGAGTAGTCGACATTGATCTGAGAGTTTGCGACCGGTGTGTTCAGCCCCGAGGATGATTCAAAAAAGTCGTTCGTATCCGAAGGGTTCGTCGAGGCCGCAGTGACAGTTGTCGCGTCGGCCGCGGTGTTTTCCTTCACCGGTCTAAAGTCGAGTGCATCCCTTAGATTAAAAGAGGACCCCTCCGACGTTGTATATCGAGGAAGCTCGAAGGTAAAGATGGTAGTGCCGGTTTCCTGAGTGTCATCGATTGGATACGAGTTAACTGAAAAGAACCCAAGGGAATCGGCAAATGAAAAGTCAGGAACAAAATGATCCAACTTTACAAGGAGGAAGTCGGAAGAATCGAGCTCGATCTGTGGAACAATAAATCCGTGATCGTACTGGTTGTCCCGCTGACCGTTGATTAGAGTAAACGAATCAGTAACATCAACGCCGTCAGTCGCATCGACAAACGGATTATCGTGTCGACGAACCTCGCGAATCTTAAGTACGTCTGAAAAACCAAGACGAATAGGAGCAGTGAGCGACGACAGCTGAGAACAATTGATTGTAACGTATCGATTAGGTCTCAGAATCTTAGGAATCTCTCGAACATTGTTAACGTTTACGTGATGTGCGATCTGAGATCCAACCGACCCTACCGTTTCTTCTTCTTGAAGATTGATCTCTGCCGTGGTCGGGTCCTCAACAAATACCGTTCTAAAATTACCGTTTGACCCACGCTGAGTCAGGTCGACCACATCACCGGCAAAAAATACCTTGGTGAATGGCTCGTCAGCATGGGTGTTTTCTAGTACAGGGGATACCGTCATTGTGGTATCGTCAGTGATATCCTCGATGGTATGAATATCACCGTCGATATTGATACGATTGCCCACGCTAAGGTTCGTAAACGAGGTACCGGTACCGGTTACTGTATTTTCGCCAACGTTACCGGATACCGTTCCAGGAAGTTCGACCGAGATATCGGAGTTAAGCGATACGATAAAATCACGCTTTTCTGTAAGCGACAGGAATCCAACACCAAACGGAAAGGCCTCGTTGGTACCAGTAAGTGTAAGAGTCGTCGTACCGCCGTTACCAAAGTTAATGTTCTTTGAAACCGTCTGATGAAACTTGAAGATCACTGAAGGATCATCGTCCGAGTCTCTTACCTGACGTGTATGTTCCGACCCAATATCAAAAATAAGATTGTTCTCGATGGTCTCGACGAGTGCAGCGTCGCCTGCGGTGTTTAGAACAACGTCGGAGAAGAAGTTAGTGGTCGGAGCATACACCGCTCGTACGTCCGCAAAGGGAACACCGTCCATTCGAACATCATACAGGAATAGCTTAAGTTGTCCGCCCGGAGTACCCAGAACACCCGAAGCATGAAGCACGGATTTAAGACGAGCCTCACCGATCTTAGTACCCGTTACAGCGGCCGTGGATCTCGTGCTTTCGGTAACTCGAGACTCTGCGGTATCGTAGAGCTCGACCAGAGTACCCTCGTTCAGAGGTGGTGCACCGACGATCTCTTCGACACGAATGAATCCACCGGTTCTTGCCGATACGATCTGATTGTCGACTCGTTCAAAGTCGATGGCCTTGTCGGTGATTACGTGTCTCGTAACACGATTGTTAATTTCGTAACCCTTGACGTATGCAGTACCAGGCTCGACATCAAGAGACAGCTCGTTTGCTAGCTGGTCGATCTCCTGCTGTGACAGGCCCTCTGAGTCAACGAGCCCCTCGTTCACACCGGTGTCAAGATGCTCACGTGTTCTAACCCCGAGTCCGGTTACATAGAAATCACCGGACTGGTCATGAGTTCTCTTAGCGATCTCATCATAGATACGGGCGAACTGAGTCCGTTCGAGCGACTCCTCGAGTTGTCCCTCGTTAATGACGGCGAGCTTCGCAAAGTTCTCGAATTCCTCGGACTCTTGATCAACTGTGGCCTTGACCAGTCTTGCATCGATGGCGAGTCTGTTCGCACCCGGGGCAGCAAAGTTAAACGTACCCTGAGCGTTATCAAGAAGGGACTGATCCTCGATAGAGGTAATGATATCCGGGTTAACGTCGAATCCAATAGAGACTGTCGGAGTCGATGAGAACTTATCAAGAATGATTCTCTGGAACCCAAAGGCCACAAAGTACCCTTTGACGAATACTACGCCCTCGTTGATCGCAAAGATCGATGCCTCACCGACAGGATCTTCATCGGCGGTTGTTACGACTACACCGGTTTGTTCGGATGTAAGATTTTCCGAAGCAGTGAATACACGATCGTTGTTTTCATTCGATGATCTGTATCGAATAATGTATACGAACTGATTGTTCTCTTCGTCAAACTCACCGTCGATGATATGGGCGCGAAGGTTAGTCGAGTCACCGACAACATCATTACCGATAAGTCCTTCGTACTGTTCGATCGTATCAAGACCCGTGACCTTTACATGACGAACGTCCGTCTCAACGTCAAACGACCCACCAAGAACCAACGATCCGTTTCGAAAGATGTGTCTACCGAAGCGATCGATCTGATCCTGAAGAATGGTCTGAAGCTGGTTTAGCTCTCGAGTCTGGACGGCGAATCCAGGACGAAAAAGGATCTGATGAAATCCCTTTTCTGGATCAAAGTCGTCGAAATACGGCTCTCTGTTCAGATCAATTGTCATTGTGATTTGAATCCTTATTTAGTAGTCAATTACAAGAGTGACGGTCTCGAGCTGAAGATCAAACTCTCGTACAACGGGTTCTGTATTATTTATAAAGAGAATAGAGCCTGAAAGAGGTTCGATATCCGGATCCTGTATGTCGACGATCGATGCCGTTGCACCGGATGAAAGACCTCTTACGGTTTCATTTACCTGAAAATTAAGATCTCTTGAGATTGATCGATCAACAACTACGCGGACGATATCGTCATTTAGCTTAGTGAGCTCGATGCCTCTTGCACCGGATGATTCTCCGTACAGAGTCTCGTCGACCTCGAAGTCGTCGTTGTTCGTAGACAAAAGAATACGAGTCCTGGTATCGCCGATGTTACCCTCGAATCGTTGAGTGTTACCGTCAGAATCAACGGTGTCACCGAACTCGAGAGGGTCCTCGATAAGACCGATTCGCCGAAAGTCATCGAGTTCGATAAACGATTCCTCTCCTGCGAGTCTTAGGTTGATCATAACAAAGTTGGCGAACACCTCCTTCTGAGGATCCGATCCATGGCCCGCAATCGGCGAGATCATTGGTCTTAGCTTACAGTCTGGGCAATCCTCTGCGTTTTCATCGACAAGTATCGCTCTTGCCTGCGTAAAGTTCTGACCCTCACGACCGGTAAAAACATCCGCATTTATAATTCGACCCTCAAAGTCAGTCTCAGCGAATGCTCGAGCAGACGACTGAACGATCTGTGCCGGTCCATTCACGTATCCCTCGCCCTGAACGACTAGATTAAACGTATCGACCTGACCAAACTCGTTGGTCTCGCCGATGCCGTATGCGGTCTGTGAAATTCCCGTATCAGTAATCTGACGAAGGGCAAGAGGAATACGACTCTCAGGAGCAAACGGGTAGTCGGACCCTGCGTCAAGAAGAGACGCCGTGATCACTCGTCCATCGACTGTCGAGACAAGTGCGGATGCGGACGCCTCCTGATCCCCGTCTCCCTCGATGAACACCGGTATTTCTGTGGCGGTGTCGACCGATGCGTTCTGACGATATCCAGAACCGGCTTCCTCTATCTTAACGTTGTCGATCGTTCCGGGATTTGCAAAGTCTATCACGTCCTGATCGATTACAAGAGGTGCGAACTGAGGTGCGATGAACTTATCGAGAAGAGACTCAGGGATCGAGAACATGAACTTCCACTTGTAACCATCTGCCTCATCAGATACGTCAAAGGTGGTATGGGTCGGCTTATTCGTACTCGGCGATCGATTATTGTTCGAGATACACTTATAGACTTTGTTCTCGTCAGTAATTACATAGAAGTCTCTATCGGTAAGATCGATACCGTCGTCGTATTCATCGTAAATCCTATTCGGATTCCACTCGATTCTACGAAATGCGATCGTCACGTCATCCGGTTGAATTCTTTTGATACCGTTAATATCATTCCAGATGATGTTTTCTTCGAGCAATGTATTTTCTACATCTGGCGGCTCATCATCGGGGCCCCAGGGAGTGGTGCGACCGATAAACACATAGACGAAGTTCTCTTCATTGACAATATCGTCAAAGAAGTCCCTTGAATTCCTGTTTCGAAAATTTGATAGTAGGCCGATTTTTGTTTCAGGCATATGACTTATCCAAATTTATATTTATTCTCATTACAGAGTGCTTAATCGTTTAACAGTGATTGTACCATTCATACTGCCGTGAAACTGGCAAATATAACTATAGTTTCCAGATAACGATTCTTGTATACGCCAGTACAGAGTTCCTGAATCAAACCCTTGTGCATTTGATCCTGTAGACACTGTTCCCGTAGTAGACACATGTACCAGTCCGGAATTTATCGCAGAGCCGCCCGGAT